AGATCATGGCAATGCGCGAGAAGCGTGCAGAAATGTGGGAACAGGCAAAGCAGTTTCTGGATTCTCACGAAAAGGACGGTCGTCTTACGGCAGAGGATGCCAAAGCGTACGAGCAGATGGAGAACGAGGTGCTCGCGCTCGGCAAGGACATCGAGCGCATGGAGCGTCAGGCAATTCTTGACGCGCAGCGCGCAAAGCCTGTAACGTCGGCAATCACCAACATTCCGGGTGCATCTCTCAATGCGGAAAAGACAGGACGTGCAAGCGAGGCATACCGCTCGGCGATGCTCAAGGCACTGCGTACGAACTTCCGTCAGGTGGAGAACGTCCTGCAGGAGGGTGTGGATGCAAACGGCGGTTATCTCGTTCCCGAGGAATACGATCAGCGTCTCATTGACGTTCTGAATGAGGAGAACGTCCTGCGTCCGCTTGCGACGGTCATCACAACGAGCGGCGAGCACAAGATCAACATCGCCGCCACAAAACCTGCGGCTGCGTGGATTGAGGAGGGCGCAGCACTTACCTTCGGGGACGCGACCTTCGACCAGATTGTTCTCGACGCACACAAACTCCACGTCGCGGTCAAGGTGACGGAGGAGCTGCTCTACGATAACGCCTTCAATCTTGAGAACTACCTCATCGAGCAGTTCGGCAAAGCACTCGGCAACGCAGAGGAGGACGCATTCCTGAACGGCGATGGGACGCACAAGCCGAAGGGACTTCTCACCTCGGCAAAGACATCCGTCACCACGGCGGCAGCAGACCTCAAGGCGGACGAACTCGTGACGCTCGTCTACAGCCTCAAGCGTCCCTACCGCAAGAATGCGTCGTTCATCGTCAACGATCAGACGCTTGCAAGCATCCGAAAGCTCAAGGATGCGAATGGCGCATATTTCTGGCAGCCGTCGTATCAGATGGGTGAACCCGACCGTCTGCTCGGCTACCCCGTCTATTCCTCGGCATATATGCCGAGCATCGCGGCGGGCAAGACCGTCATCGCGTTCGGCGATTACTCCTACTACAACATCGGGGATCGCGGCACGCGCTCTCTGCAGGAACTGAAGGAGTTGTTTGCGGGTAACGGCATGGTCGGGTACGTTATGAAGGAGCGTGTGGACGGCAAACTCGTTCTTGAGGAAGCCGTGCAGATGCTCAAGATGAAGGGTTGATGTATGTTTGCGGCAAGAGGGGAGGTGGTTTTATGCTTGTGCCGCTTACAGCAGTCAAGCAGTATCTGCGGATTGACGGCGATGAGGAGGACGATCTCCTCATTCATTTTGCAGAAACGGCAGAACAGATTTGTACTGCATTACTGCGCGTGAAGAAGCTGTCCAAGGTCGAAGATCAGGCGATTGTGCGCGTTGCAATCCTCTATGCCGTCTCCTATCTCTACGAGCACCGGGAGGAAGCGGATCACAGAGGGCTTGCCTTGACACTGCGCTCACTGCTCTTTGGTGTGCGGAAGGAGGTCTTTTAGGTGAGAGTGTCCATGAGCGAACTGCGTCATCGAATCACTATTCTGCGTTCCGTAACGGAGACAGATGATGAGGGGAATATCCTTTCATCGTCGGTGCAGGAGATTGCAAAGGCATGGGCGCTTGTTCTGCCGTTTGCCGCGAAAATCTCCGACGGGTACGCTGAAAAGGTGCAGGAGGTGGATTACCGCATCGTCATTCGTTACCGTGCGGATGTGCGCGTGACCGACCTAGTGCAGTGGAATGGGAAGCGGCTCACACCCATTGCGCCGCCCTATCTGCTTGGCGGGAAGAAGCGATGGCTCGTGATGGAATGCAGGGAGTTGGTGGAAGATGGCTAGATACCGAGGTTTCATCTCTGCCGAGAAGATCCTCGCGGAATTCGGCGCAGAGGCGACGACTGCGCAGGATGAGCAATCTCAATAAATGGAAGAAAGCAGGGGGGGCTGATATGGATCAGATTTTGACAATACGCCTCTATGCGGCGGGCATTGGCATCGTAGTCGGGGAGTTCCTCGGCAGCTTTGACGATCTGCTCTATGCACTTGTCGCATTTGTGGCAACGGATTACATCACAGGAGTTCTCCGTGCGATTGTAGAGAAGAAGCTGTCGAGTGCCATCGGCTTCAAGGGCATCTGCAAGAAAGTCTGCATCTTCACCCTTGTCGGCGTGGCGAATGTGTTAGATGTTCACATCATCGGGAGCGGCTGTGTCCTACGCTCTGCCGTGATCTTCTTCTACATCTCGAATGAAGGAATCTCCATCATCGAGAACGCAGCGCGGATGGGGCTTCCCGTTCCGCAGAAACTGCAGGATATGATGCACAGCCTCAAAGATAAATAACTGCTTTAACCTCAATGCCCGGCGGCTTACCGTCGGGTTATTTTTATGCCCGCAAAGGTGACCACAAGAGCCGTTTTTGTCTGCTGTTTCATGAAGGGAGATGTTGAGATGAGCAAGGAAGAAGGAATACGGGAAATGACGTATCAGATGGTGATGCGTGCTTCATGGAAAATGCTGCAGAGCGGGCTTTTGTCAGAGGACGAGTATCTTGCGTTTGAAGCGAAAATGCGCGAGAAATATCGCCCCGTCATCGGGCTTCTATTTTCAGATATTGACTTGCTATCGTGCGGATAGTACGGGAATATGGGAGTGGAAAGGAGGGAGCACCATGAAGATACGAAGAGTTCAAGCAAGCCCTATATTGCAGAAAAAGCTGCGTGTGGCGGCATACGCCCGTGTTTCTGTGGATACGCTTCACCACTCCCTTGCGGCGCAGGTCAGTTACTACAGTACACTCATCCAAAAGAACCCCGCATGGGAATATGCCGGCGTGTACGCAGACGAAGGAATCACAGGGACAAGCACTACACACCGAGATGAGTTCAAGCGCCTGATCGCCGACTGCAACGCCGGGAAGATTGATTTGGTGCTCGTTAAAAGCATCAGCCGTTTTGCCCGTGACACCGTGGATTGCCTCAATACCGTTCGGAAATTGAAAGAGCAGGGCATTGCCGTCCGATTCGAGCGTGAGAACATTGATTCCACATCCGAGGACGGAGAGCTGCTCTTGACGCTGCTCGCATCTTTTGCGCAGGAAGAGAGCAGAAGCATTGGTGAAAACATCCGATGGGGCGTGCGGAGGCGGTTCGCACAGGGGATCCCGAACGGGCATAAACCGCCTTATGGCTACACTTGGGACGGCGAGATGTTCCGCATCGTTCCTTCCGAGGGCGAGATCGTCAAGGAGATATTTTGTAGATACCTTGCCGGAGAATCCGCATACGCCATCGCCAATACACTTGCGGGGCGCGGAATCACAGGACGGCAGGGGAGACCAATAGAGCAGACCACGGTCAAAGACATCCTCTCAAATTGCTCCTACACGGGTACAATGGTGCTGCAGAAGAACTACATCACGGAAGGTCATATCCGCAAACGGAATAAAGGCGAACTTCCCATTTACATGGTGGATGGAGTGTTCGAGCCTCTGGTGTCAAAGGTAGATTTCGACAAGGCACAGGAGATACGGAAACGGAGAGCCGAAGGGGCGGCCAATCGGAATCCTGTGCTGATGCCGTTTTCCGGAATGGTGAAATGCGGATGCTGCGGAGGCGGCTTCAGCAGAAGAACTGCCGGGAAGTACAGGCGATGGGGCTGCAACACGAGAGAGCGGAAAGGTAGGAAATCCTGTGACAGCCGTCCGATCAAGGAAGAGGAGCTTGCGGCTGCGGTCAGAGACGTCATGGAGAAGGATGATTTTGATACTGCAGAACTCAAACGCAAGGTGTCCAAGGTCGTCATTCACGGTGATCGAATCGACTTCCATCTCGTCAACGGTCGCATAAAAAAGACTGCCCGCATCTACAACGGGCAGCGCGGCAGCAATCCCTTCACCAACAAAGTGTACTGTGCCTCCTGCGGAAGCAAGTGTGAGCGCGATACATGGACGAAGGGGACTAAGGTGTGGGCTTGCAGTCAGCCGCGCACAAAGTGCCAACTGAGGAGATTACCAGAGTCAGAACTGAAGGAAGCTGTGGCATCCTTTTTTGGCAATGGCTACGAGGGCAAGATTGTGCAGAACGTCGAGCGGATTGTCATATCCGACGATGAGGTCATATTTCAACTCAAAGAAGGAGGCGCATACCGATGGCAAAGACAGTGAGGGTCATCCCTGCCAGTCCTAAAATCTTTCGCTCTGAGGTTACGGCAGAACCAAGGCGACGCAGAACGGCAGGGTATGCCAGAGTTTCCACCGACCATGAAGAACAGGCTTCCAGTTACGAAATGCAGATGGCGCATTACAAGAACTACATCGAGAGTCGTGCAGACTGGGATTTCGTCGGTATGTATTCGGACGAAGGGATCAGTGAAACCAACACAAAGAAACGTGACGGCTTCAACCAGATGATTGAGGATGCCCTTGCCGGCAAGATTGATCTTATCATTACAAAGTCGGTCAGCCGCTTTGCGAGAAACACTGTGGATTCTCTGCAGAACGTCCGCAAGCTCAAGGAAAACGGCGTAGAGATTTACTTCGAGAAGGAGAACATCTGGACGTTCGATACGCGCGGAGAACTCCTTATCACGATTATGTCCAGCTTGGCTCAGGAGGAGAGCCGCAGTATCTCGGAGAACACCACATGGGGCAAGCGCAAGCAGTTCGCCGAGGGCAAGACCAGTGTGGGCTACAGTGCCTTTCTCGGCTATGACAAGGACTTCGAAATCAACGAGGAACAGGCGAAAGTGGTGAAGCTCATCTATAAACTCTTCCTCGGCGGGCGATCCTTCTATGCCATTACCAAGGAACTGGAGAAGCGTTGCATCAAATCCCCGTCGGGAAAGGACAAGTGGTACATCTCCACAGTGCGTTCCATCCTCACGAATGAGAAGTATCGTGGTGATGCGCTGATTCAGAAACAATACACGGCAGACTTCTTGGATAAGACGCGACGTAAGAACACAGGGGAGATTCCGCAGTACTATGTGGAAGAACATCACGAGGCGATTATCCCGCCGGACTTATTCGACTTTGTGCAAGCGGAGATAAAGCGTAGAGAGCAGAACGGCAAGCACAGCGGAGTGAGCATCTTCGCGAACAAAATCAAATGCGGCTGCTGCGGCGGTTACTACGGTGCGAAGGTCTGGCACTCGACCGACAAATACCGCAGAGTCATCTATCGCTGCAACAAAAAATATGCCCATAAGGGCAAGCCGTGTGGTACGAGGCATTTGACGGAGGAGGAAATCAAACAGATTTTCGTCAAGGCACTGAACTCCTTGATGGAGGTCAAAGAGAACGTGATTGCCGAACTCAGCTCTCTGATTGACAGCGTTTGCCAGATGGAGGAGCTGACTGAGGAGCGTAATAGAATAGAGCAGGAACTCAGTGTTTTGGCAGAACGTCTTGAAACACTGATTCGCGAGAATGCGCGGGTGGCACAGAATCAGACGGCATATCTGAAACAGGAGAATGAGATTCGCGCACTCTATGTGGAAAAGCAGGGGAGTTTGGAGAAGCTGGACGAGCAAATTGCCGAGAGGGAGAGTAAGAGAAAGACCTTGGAGGGCATGATTCAAGTGGTATGTGGTATCAACGGGGAACAAGTCGAGTTTGACGAGGAGTTGTGGGGCGGGCTGCTCGATCACGTTGTGGTTAAAGGGGATGGCGCGGTAGTTGTTGTTTTCAAAGGTGGGATTGAGATTGGTGTTGGAGGGTGAACGCAAAAGAGCTTTCATTCTGCCCTGATACCCCAAAGTTAGGGAAGCACTGATAAATTCAGCCACGCCATCTTGACGTATCTTTTTTGCCCGCACTGTGTCGACAAATCCTCCACATAGCCCTTGCTA